GTAGTATTGTTTTATCTTTGATTTTTCTTACGGTAAACCATAAATGGTCTCCATCTTTTAGAACATACTCGCCATTTATTTTAGGGCGAACAGAAAAGGTTCCAGTATCACCTCGAACCATTTCTGCATTTAATGAATTTGGGTCTATTCTAATCATTTAATCACCTCTATTCTCCTATTTTAAGAAAACTTCTTAGGTTTTCTTTTTCTTCCATTGTTAAATCACTGTTGTTAATTTTGTTAAAAAATTGATTATCATAGTTTCTATATGATTTATATGTTTTTTTCATAAGAAGTTGTTTTTGTTCTCTTGTTAAATCTAAGCTGTTTATGTATTGAAAAATTCTTTGCTTTCTATCAGAACCTTTGATTGTTCCTATTTCCTCCATGTATTTAGAATAAGTTTTATAGTTAATTCCAAACGTGTCAATAGTATTTAATCTATTTCTTACATCTTTTTCTTTTCCATTTACTACATTTGGAGCATAAGTTTTATAAATATAATAATCTGAAATTCCAAAATTGTTGTTTGTTAGAGAATCAACTTTATCACTTTCGTATGATGATACTTCTCCTGTTTTGCTTGTTTTAACATAATTCTCGCCTTTTTCAGTTAAGAAATTATCTTTTGTTTTATCTTTAGCGTATGACATTATTCCTGCAATCATTTGTGCTTTTTCATCATCACTTGCAGTTTTATAGTCATAAGTGTTCATTAGTTCTTTTACATTTTTTGTATAAGCATCTCCAAAATCTTTTTTGTATTCGTTAAATTCTTTTCTTGTCATTTGATAATTGTTATCGTTGAACTTAACGTTTTGTTTCATAGAATAAGGAATAATATCTTCGTTGCCTGTTTTGTTATATAGTCTAACAATTTCTTTATCTTCTTCTGTCATGGTGTCTTTTCGCTTATTTACTGGTGATAAGAAAGAATTATATATTCTATTTGCAAGGTTTGCATCTTCGCCAAACATCTTTTCCATAAGCCCACCACCAATTGACTTTCCTACAACATTTCCTTCGTTATATTCTTTCTTTTCTCTACCATAATAATCAGTTGATTCAGGTAACAAATTTCTAGCACCTGGTATTTTATATTGTAGTTTTCTCATAGTTTCTTGGCTTATTTTATTAGATGCTCCTGCGTCTGCCATTGTAGTTCTTTTTTTATCATCGAAGAACCTTGCGAATTGTCCTGATAAAGTTGGAACAAATTGAGATAAATAATTTTGCATTGTTGATACAGCCATATCTTTTATCTTTCCTGTTCCTTCTTGACTATAACTACTTAATACATCCGTAAATGATTGAATTACACTCATTTCACTTAACGGGTCTAATGTTGATGCTAAAGACTCCACAATTAGGTTTTCGTTTATTCCTTCCTGTTTATCTAAAACCTCAAACATTCTTGCACCTACGAATAAAGGCATAGAACTTGGTGATAACCAACTTAAATCGTAAGAAGTATCTCCTAATTTGATGGAATAATCCATTTTAGAACCTTGGTCTATTTCGAATTTATCTTCTTTATCATCACCACTACCTGCTGTTATATAACCTGCTTTTGCTAAGGCATAACCAATTAATGCTAAAGCACCACCTGTTGCTTGTTTACTAATTGCATCTACAAAAGCTGCACCTTTCATATTGTCAGGGGCATTGTTTACTTCATTTATTGTAGTTAGTATTCCTACACCTGGAGTATATTCAATACCTGTTTTTGCAATATTCAAAGGTGTCCTAGTAAATGGAACGATAGCTCCTCTTATAACTTTTCCGTAACCACCTAATTTATTATCTGCACTATTTATGAATTCTGACAATTTATTTCTTTGGTTGAAAGTTGCTACGTTTGCTTCCATTACAGCAAATTGTTTTGCTTCTTCAATAATTCCTGGGTTGTTCTTTATATCTTGCTCTGTTTTTATTCCTTGAGCAGTTAGGTAATTAGAAAATGCTCTTTTGAAATTTAACTTTTTAAAACTTTGGTCCTCAGCAGATAAAGCTTTATCATTAAACTTTCTGATAGCTTCTAACGCACCTAATCTAAACACTCTTTTTCTACTTTCTAAGTCGCTTTGCTCATTGTATTTGTTTCCTACTGTTTCATTTGCTACCTCGTTGTATGCTACTGTTGATAGTTTTTTAACATCTTTACTAGCGAATTTTAGAGTTCTTGTTTTATTTCGCTTATTTCTTATGAATAAGTCTTGTGTTAATCCACTTGCTGCATCTTTTATTCCTTTTACAGTAGACATAGCAACATTTGCAACCTCATTTCTAACATGAGTTTTAGGGTTGCCTAACATTGATAAATATCTCCAAGCTCTTACCTTTTCTTTCCATCCTGTTTTCATATTGTCGGCAAGTTCTTGTTTTATATCATTCATTGTTTCATCAAATTGTTCTTGATTTATATTTCCATTTTCATCATAGCAATTTAATACTCTATCTCTCATTTCAGTAGTTATTTTTAGATTATCATAAGCTCTATTGCCTTTTGCTTTTTCTCTCTTTATTATCTTATCTAACATATCTAATTGACTTGTTGGGCTTAATTTTTTAATTTGAGATAGTGCTTGAATAACTTGACCATATTCAGTTGCTAGAATTGAAGTGTCTGCTAATACATCAGTATATAACTTAGCATTTTTAGTTGCTGCTGCATCTTTTAAAACAAGTTGAGCTGCTGTTATATCGGCTGCTGTTATTCTCTTGCCTGATGTTAATAAAGAACTTACATACTTTGCTTTATCTTCTACAGTATCAAAACTTGATAATTGATTTTGGGCTTTAGTCATTGTTGATTTGTTAGAAAGAACTTCGTAATTTTTAGCAACGTCATCCATATCTTTTGCTAATTTTTCTGTGTTTTGAGCCTCTGTTGCTGTCTTTATGTATTGTCTTTCTTTCATAGTTGCTGTTCCATTTTTTACCTTTTGTTGTGCTTCTTTAAACTCATTTGTATCTACTGAAGGTTGTTTAACTACTTTAGTCTCTGTTTTACCAGCATCTGCTAGAGCAGGTCCTTGTTTAGGAACTTTTTTAACGTAGTCTTTTGCTTTTGTAGTTGTTCCCTTATTTTTGAAGTATTTATCTAAAAATTTTTGCCATTTATCAGCGTTTTTAGAATATCTTATATCTGGGTCCTCTGTTGGGTTTAGATTATCTGAAGCTTTGAATTGATTAGATGCAAACGTTACATAGACATCGTGTGGGTCGTGGTTTTCTACTCTCCCCCAACCGTAATCAACAACATTTTTAAATATTACCCCATCATATTTTTCTTTTTCGATTTTATCTTTGTTTATTTCGATTATTCTTTTTACTATATCGTTTGTTTCATAACTTTTTCCGCTTCCATGTTCTTCTATAGTGCTTCTATTAAAATTATCTTTTGATATATAAAACCAACTGTTGTCAGAAATTACATTAGTATTGATTTGGTCATCAATAATCTTTTTGTAATTATTTTCAAACCATGCTTGAGGTGCTCCTGCCTCTACGTATTGTTCATACAATTTATGATATTCTTTGATAAATTCATCAATAGTCATATTAGCAAAGTTATCAACATAATATTCATCATAAGTTTCTTTTAATTCGTCTAAATCCCAATAATCTACTATATCACTCATTGGAGTTCCAGGTTCAGGAATGTCATAACCCATATCGAATTCCTTTGCTTTATCATAAAATTCTTTATAATTATCGACGAATCCTAAAATACCTTCATGGTCAATACTTAGTAAATCGCTATTAGAATAAGTAATGATTTTTCTAGCTATATCTCTGTTAGAAGATGTGTTCCCTAAATAATCATTGTATTTTTTTTCACTTTCTTCTGCTAAATCATGAAGTTCTTTTTTATATTTTTCCATTTGTTTAGATACTTTTTCTACTTCTTGGTCTAGTTCTACTACAACTTTACTCCATAGCTTTCCTCCAGCATCTACAACAAATGGCTTTTTAATATTTAAATAACCCTCAAATTGTATTGGAAGTTCATTTCCATATTCTCTTTGAATATCACTTTTTAAGTTTCTTAATAACTCGTCAGTTGAATTGTATTTTAATACAGGGTCTATACCATCTTCATATACTTCGTTTCCCTCTATTGTTAAATCAGCAATACCAATCTCATCAAGCCATTGTTGTGCTTCTTCTGAATTATTTAGTCTCTTTGTTTCAGCCATTTCATAAGAATTTGATTCATCATAACTTCCTGACATCTCTTTACTGCTCGTATAATAATTTACAACTTGATTGCCAAATTTATATCGAGGAGTTCCTACTGGATTAAATTCGTTGAACTGTATTACTGGTCCTGTTGTAGTATGGTAAACCTTTACTAAATTACCATTTTCATCTCTTGCTTTACTCTCATCAAAGTATTCTGCTTGGTCATTGCTTAATTGATTACCATCGTTATCTACTTGGTTACTCATCTCGACATTTTGAGAATACTTTGCACCTTCTTTAAGATTTTGTTGTGATGACTCTATATTTGCGTTTCTATATGCTCTTTCCCATTTTACTTGTAGGCTTTTTACAAATTTATTATAGTCTTTATTTCCTGTTAATCTATTTGCAAGTTCTTTAATAGCATCCAATATTCTCTTGAATAATGATGGCTTTTCTACAGCTAAATTATTAATGAACTCTTGATTACCGAATAATTGACCACTTATATCTGCTACTACCTCTGGTGTTACGTCCTCAGTTCCGTATGCTTTCTTTAAATCTTCTAAAGCATCGTTGAATTCTGTGTTCTTTTTAGCATAATCCATTATTAAATTACGCATTTCTTTTGTTTCTATTCCGTGAGTTACTTCGTGCATTAATAAGATTTCTGATGCTCTTTCAGATTGAGGATTTATTCTAATAGTTATTCCGTTTTCATTTGTAATTACTGCATTTACTGGATTGCCTTGTTCGTTTGTAATAGAACTATCAAATACTACGTTATAATCTTTATCTTTAATTACTTTCTCAAATGCTTTAAAGAAACCATCTCTATCTTCGATATTTTCGTTTTCAAGAGAGTTTCTATAGTTTTGAACTTTATCATTTGTATCTATTGGTAATTTTGGTTGTTCTTGAACAACTTCTTGTTGAACATTTTCTTGAGTGTTTTGGTTTTGTTTTGAATTTAAATAATTTAATGTTGCTCTATCTTGTTCGTTAAGTTGTTCTCCACGTTTTAATTTTTGTGTTATTTCTGATAATGCGTTATATTCTGTATCATTTAAACTTTGAACTAAAGATATTTTATCTTCTATTGTAGATTGATTATCTAAGTTAAATTGCATTTGCCCATTTTGGCTTTGAGTTAATTGTTGTTGTTGTTCTAATAATACTTGAGCATTTTCTTGGATTGTTTCTAGTAAACGTTGTCCTTGTTGTTCGTTTAATTTACCTTGTTGAACTTGATTTGCTACAGCATTTGTTGCACTTGCTACTGCTTGCTGTATATCTTCAGGAGATGTGTTTGCTAGTGTTTCTTGTATCTCTTCAGGAGTAGATATTTCTTCATTAGTTCCTATAGAATCATTAAGTTCTTGAGTTATTTGTTCTATTGCTCTTGCTCCATCTTCTTGACTCATTAATCCTCTATCTACTCTATTTTGTATATCGGCAACTTGAGTTTCAGCCATATTTTGTAGGTTTTGATTATATGATGCTTTACCAAAACTTCCGCCTAATAAGTTTATTGTTAATGAACTTAAGTATGTCATCCCTGCTGTATGTGCCCAATCTTTTAAAGTGTATTTATCGTTAGGGTCTACTGTGTTTTTATCAATAAAATGTCCAACTAAATCTGATATAGTTTCTTCTGCTATTTCTCCTAATGGAGCTGTTCCAAATTGTTTAACTAACCAGTTAGCAGCTTTGTTTTTAACTAATTTATTTACGTTGTTTTCTATAACATCATCTAATGCACCTTGACCATAAACACTCTTACCTTTGAATTTAATTCCTCCAGATAGTTGTTCTGTTCCGACTTCTAACAATCCTTTTGCGTTTCCTATTGCTGTTGCTGTGTCTAAATCAGCACCTTTTTGTAATGCTTCTTTAGTAGCTGAACCTTTAGCACCTTGATATAAAGCTGCCATACCTGCACTTGGATTTTTAGTTGCTATACTCATTGCCATAGATGGAGCCATATTTCCTACTGTTTGAAAGTTTTCTCCTAGAACTTGAACTGGTTTACTATAGTTTTGATTTTCTTCTTGAACTTTTTGAGCATATTCTTCTGCTGGTTTATCTATCTTTTCTTGTAGTTTTTCTACTTTCTTAGATAATTTACCTTCTTCACCTTTTGCTTTCTTATAGTCTGAATAGGCTTCACCAAAAGCTTCTATTGATTTGTATAAACCTTTTTTGCCACCACTAATATCGCTTACATTTTTTAATCCTTTTAATGCACCTTCTACACCTTTACTATCATCATCATCTTTGACAAATTGTGCTGTTATTGGATTTGTTGATAATAAAGCATCTTTTCCAGTGCCAAATAAACTTTTTAATGTATCTCTAACACCAGTTGTTTCTTCGGCTTTCTTTTCACCTTTTTCTAAACTATTTCTTACTTCGTATAATTCAGAATCAGGAATATATGTTGCTCCTGAAAAGGCACCTGATGCTAAGTTTTTTCCTAGTTGTTTAGTATTATCAATTAGATTATGTCCTTGTTTATCTTTAGCACTTGTTACTCCACCTGTTACTGTTCTTGCAACTGTTGTTAATGGTCCGTAATTTCTTTCATCTGATATTGCTTTTGTGTTGCCACCTTTTACTATTCCACTAACTGTATTCTTTATTGTGCTTCCAACAGATTTCTTTTTATCACTTTTATTGTCTGCTACAGTTGAATTTACTTCAACTACTTGTGAATTTCCGTCTCGGTCGATTAAATTAATTCTTTGTTTCTTCTTAGCCATATTTAATCCACCTCCTATTTGCTATATTGAACTTCTTTTCCACTACTTGTTTTGTAATAATACTTACCATTCTTTTTATATAACTTAACATTTGCGTTGCCGTTTTTAGTTTGTATTTGTCCTACTGCTGGTAATATGTTGTTAAATGCTGTCATACCATTTACTGCTATTTGTGCTGCTGCTCTTGCTGCATCATTTGTTGATGTGTTTCCAGTTGAATCTGTAAATTCTAAATCTTCATTTGAAGAAACTCCGCCATATTTTCTTCTGCCTCCAGAGCTTCTTCCGCCTCCACCACTACCACTGCTAAAACGTTGCTGTAATTGTTTTTTTTGTAGTGCTAGATTTTCATTAAATTGTCTTACACTCTCTTGGAATTGTCTCTCTTGTAAATCTCTTGCTAGTTCTTGATTTCTTTGGTCTAGTAAGTTCTTAATATAGTCTGCTTCTATTTGTGCATTTGCACTTGCTAGTCCTGTATTATATGCGTTATGTGCATCTGTTGTTCTACGATTAATGTCTGCTAATGCTGCTGATTCACCTGCATTTAATGTATTAAGTGAAGTGTTTAGATTGTTAGCATTTTGCATCCTTGCTTGTGCATTTAATCCTGAATTAGCTCTTCCTGTAGATGCTAAATATTCTTGAAAGTTTCTTGCACTCATTCTATTTTGTGCATTTGCTGTTGACCTTTGTTGATTATATGTTGCAGCATTTCTTTGTTGTTCTGCTTGTAAATTACTTAATGCTTGGTTTCTTGTATTTTCTAAGTTAGCAACTGCTGCATTTCTTTGTGCATTTTTTAAATTATTTAATTCTGTTTCGTAACTTGCCATTATTTTTCCTCCTTCCAACTATCGTTGTTTCTTATATAGGGTTTTGCTTCTTTCCACTCCCCATTTACTCGAACATAAGGAAAAGCATTTACCCATGAGCCATTTCTCATTACTTTGACTGGTTTTCTTACTATAGTCATAGTGTAGTCTTTATAAGAAGCTGATAATTCTGTGCTTCCATTCATAGCACATACAGTTTCTCTTACAGCTAATGTTTTACCATCGGCCGATTTACTTCTTAATAGTTTTCTCTCTTCATCTGTTAATTGTATTGTGTATGATTGTGAGTTTCTACTTGATAAATCTCTTGTTACTAAAGAAGTATTTCCTCCTGCTTCAAGTTTTACTCTTAGTGGGTATGTTCCGTATGCTGTTATATTCAAAGTTGGATTTGTTCTATCTGTAAAGTTCATACCACTATTCAATACAGGGTATCTATTTATTTTTGTTAATGCTGTCCATCCATTACTTACTCCGCCACTATTTGGTGTATATGATGAAGTTCCACCTTTAGTAAAGTAAGCATAAGCATAACCTGATAAAGAACCATCATCTTTATGTGTTACATTTATAGTTCCTTGTGCTGCTGCACTTGCATTTATACCTAAACTTGAAAGATTTATACTTGCTACTTGTCTATCATAATTTTCTCTATTATCATGCCAATATATTGTAAGAGTTGAATTATAACTAGAACTCCATGCTGCCCCTTGAGAAGTTAATGTTGCCTTACACGTTATGTTCGAAGTGTTATTAGGTGTGCTTGTTGAATTTTCCCAAAATGATGCGTTTAATGTATAGCCATGTCCTCCATTAGACCATAACGTTACACTATTTGATGCACTTGCCATTTAATCACCTCTATTCGTATAAGAAAAATATTGAACCTTCATCTCCACTTGCTGGTAGAGTAGTTCCATAACCTATCTTTAAATTAGTTCTTGCTGTAGACCAACTATCAAAGTTATTATTACAAGTTCTTGAATTAGTTAATCTTGGGTCTGTTGTTGTTACATAGTTTGTTGGTATTGTTGCTAATGCTTCATCAAGTTCTTCTGTTAATGTTGTATTTAAATAGTCTTTTATATCTGCTCCAGCTTTATCAAATTTTTCTTTTAGTTCGGCTGAAGTTAGTCCATCTATTGTATTTGGTCTATCTGATAGAGCTTGTATATTATTTACGTTTGTTGTCATTTTTGTTAATGGCATATTATTACCTCCTTACTTTAATCCCATTTTATGGATTACATAACCTAGTAATGCTGCTATTATAAAGTAGAAAAGGTAGTCTATGAGTTTGTCCCATTTTCTACCTTTTTCATTGCTTTGATTATCTATTTTTTCACTTAATTTTGCTATGTTTGCATCCATTTCTTTTATTTGGAATTCCATTCTTTCCATTATTGAATAAGTCTTTTCTAAACTACCTATTCTCTTTTCATGTTTTTCAAGTTCTTTATCTACTCCATTTAATCTTTCTTTTATTACTTCCTCATTCATTTTTATACCTCCTACTTACTCTCACCAAAGCTTTCAACTCTTAATGCTAGTTGTAAGATTGTGCAATCTGTTTCTTCTGCGTTATCTATTGTTATCTTCATATTAGTAAACTTCTTTGCTTTTAGTTTTAATCTAAATGGTTGAGGATTGTTAGATACTTGAAAACTGAAGTCATCAAACATTACATTGTCTAAAACTTGGATTTTATATTCTATTCTCTTCTTTACTGTAGATTCTTTTCGGTTAGTCACATAACCTATCTCTGCACTTGATGTTGCTTGAGGTTGCATTAATACCCATAATCTTGTCATTGTCTTTCTTAAGTATGCTGCTCCAAAGTCGCTGAAATTCATCTCCCAATGGGCTACTATATGCTTACTATCAAATGTTTGAAATTCTTCTCCCCATTTTACTACTTTTCCATCTTCTAATCCCATATATACTGAGTTTCCTAGATTTGAATAACAAGTAAATGAATCTGCAATTCTTATTCTTGAGAATGTCTTATTATAGTAATTATAAATATATATTCTATTATCATAACCAAACCATAACTGATTTTCAGGTTGAAAGTCTAATGTATTTATTGCTTTCATATTCATTTCGTTTAAATCACTTTTAATACGTTGAGATATATCTTCCATGTTCTTTTCATCACGGACATTAGTTGCTTTCCATAGAGTTAATCCTGTTTTATCTATTGTTACTGGGTAGTTATCTATTAATTGTCCTTGCCCTGGTGCCATATTACCGTGTATCTCATTTAGTGGGAATGTTGATACAGCAGGAACATATCTCTGAACATTAGAGTTATCTGTTAATGTTACATTTAATTGCTCTGTAGATATTGTTAAATAATATGCTTCTGGTCTATTTGTAGTTGCCAAAAGTCTATCATATTGCCTTGTTAAGTCTGTTAATTCAAAGTTAGATGGTCCAATGTCTACGTGTGCTGTTGCTGGGAAGTATTCTACACTTGGTCCTTTTGTTGCTTCTATACCACTAAAATACGTTCTATTTGGGCAATTATGGTTTCCATATAGGAATACCCTTGTGTCTACATCTCCACCAAAAACTGTGCCGTATTTCATGCCTTCAATGATGTGTCTATCACCATCATCTAAAGTCCAATAAATATCTACGTTGTCCATTCCTTGAGGTGGTGCTGTATTAAATGTTACAGTTCCGTTATGTGTATCTACTGTATAGTCGCTTGTTGCAAGTTCAGTAGTTCCTACTATAACCTTATCTACTGAAGTTAAATCTACATCTGATGTGAAATAGTTTTGTGCTAAATGATATACAGTTGAAGTTCCATCTCCATTAAATGTTTGGTGTTTTTTTGGACTTAACATATTTATCTCATCATAAATAAGTCCTCCACCTGCTGGTGGTGTATTAATAAAAACAAGAGGTGTATAACCTTCCACCTCTTCTAATGTTGTTCCATCCCAACTTTGATATTTACCACTTAGAATATATACTTTTTTATCAAACGTAAAGAAAGATACATCTGTTGCTGTTCCTATTGAACCTATTTCTACAGGTGTTACACTTTCCCAGTTCTCATAATCTTCTATTTGGGATTTTAAAAAATAATATAATTTGTTATTTGTTGCTACTAAAAGGTATTCTATTCCCCCTAAATTAGCAGGGTATGTTGCTCTTATTGGGTGCTCGAAGTCCCAAAAAGTTCTATAGCCATACATTTTTCTTAGTTTCAAGTCATTTGTAATATAGAAGTTCTCCATATTACCTGATTCACCTAATTGTAATTGAGTATCTCCAGTATTTGCTATGTTTAATCCTAAGAACTTATCTACTATTGTTGGAGTTACATCTTTTACATTTGCTATTTGTGCCATATAAATCACCTCCTAGTAATTTAGTGTTGCATCGTATAAATCTTCTCTTGTCTCTGGTTTTCTTGGTGTAGGTTTGATAAACATACCTTTCATCTCTTGGTATCTTTGCTCAAAGTAATTTGCTAATGTTTTATCTTCATGCAACATTAATTGTGCTGCTAATCCATTTGTTAATAGTGTTTGTGCTTTTATATCATCAACTTGTAATGGTTGCTCAAGCCTTTCTATTACTACAGGGTATACCCAGTCTTTTTTATCTCTATATCTATTGTCTATACCTATTAACTCTGTTTGTAGCATTGTTAGTATAGAAGGTGCTTTTGCTCTATATTCTGCTGTTGCTTCTGCATCTAGTCCACCTGAAGTCAACATTTCATCTATCATTGCCATTGTCATATTAAAAATATCTTCTGCTAACATATTTTACCTCCTCAGAAAAAGAGCTCTTTTAAGCTCCTTTTATCAAGAGATAAACTCTTGATTTTATTATGCACTAATATGTGCGTAAATTGCATCTTTTTTGCCGTTTAAAACGAAAGTATCATATCTTACACGTCCTTCAACTAAGTTACCATTGATTCCTGGTGGGTCTCTATGAATTTTATAATCAGTTAATTTCTTTGGATTTAATGTTGCGATTGGATGAGTGATTATAAATTCACAATTTGCTGGTAAGTAAGAAGCTGGAACTTTAATTACTGGAACTCCATCAATTTCTCCTACTAAACCTTTATAAGATAATTTAGTTGCCATATCTCCAGTCTTTGTAAAGCTTGGGTCTAATTTGATTTTCTTATAGAAAGCTGTAGATACTACTGCTTTTCTTCCTTCTACTGGAACTAATGCGTTATCTAATACTTCTTGTCCATCTAAGAATTTTTCATAAGCATTTGTTTTACTGATTGCTCCTGAACCAGTATGTCCTGTGTTAGCTTGTGCTACTTCAACTAATTTTGCTAATACTTGTTTATCTTGTGCAGGTACGATTACTTGGTCGATTTCTCTCTTAAGTGCACGTCCTGCATCTTTTACATTTAATTGGTCTTGGTTATTTCCTTTATCAATAGTAAATGTAAATGCTTTATCAGTTGTTAATTGATAAGTATCTACGTCATCTTGTAATTCTGCTGGTGTTCCGTAACGATTTACTCCTGTTCTTGTATAGTCATTTAATGCTACTGTTGGAATACGATAGATTTTAATTGTATCTACTCCATCCCAATTATAATCTGAGTTTACTAATGGTGCTGTAAATGATGCCTTTTTGAAAGCTTCATCTACTTTCTTTTCGTATTTTTGGGCTAAATTTATTCCTAATGCCATTTGTCATCATTCCTTTCTTTTATTCGTCTAAGAACCCTTCTAAGAATGGGTCTTTTGAGTGTTTTTTGTTTGTAGTTCCAGTAGATGTTACTGAACCTATTGCTGAGTTAGCATTTTTCTCATTTGTTTTGGCTACTTCTAATTGTTTCTTTAATTCACCTAATTGCCATTTCATATAGGCTTCACTTAGAGAACTGTTTTCTGCTTCCTCAAATACTTCTTTAGGAATATCTTCAGGATTTACATCAGGGAATTTATCTAAGAAATCTAAGTATTCTTGATTCTTTTCTTCTTCTCTTTGTGTGCTTTCCTTCCATTCCTTCATTTCGTTTTTCATTTGTTGGTATTCAAATCTTAATTGTCTACCAGCTAATATCTCTCTTGCTAATGAATCTGGGACTCCGTTTTCAATCATTTCTTCAAGTTCTTGTTCTTCTTGAGCTTTCTTTTGTTCTTGCTCATACTTTTCAACTCGGTCCATGTATTCTTCAACAGATATACCTAATTCATCTGCTTTTGATTTAGCATACTTTTCTAGTTTGCTATTTTGTAGATTTTCTAGTTCTTGCACTTTCTTATCATAATTTAACCCTTTTTGGTATCCAGTTATTAAATCTTCGATAGAATCTACATTCACTTCTTCTTTGTTATACTTTATCTTTCCTGATAATGCTTTTAACAAAGGTGTAAAATCTACTTCATCTTTAGACTCTTCGGTTTCGCTTGGTTCGCTTTCCTCAGTTTCTTCAGATTCTTCGGCTTCATCGCTTTCGTTTTCTTCAGCAGATTCTTCTTTCATAACCTCTTCATCAACTTCTGCAAAAAAGTCGTCATCAGACTCCATTGTTTCAGTTGGTATACTTTCTACAACTTTATCTTCTTCCATTTAATTTTCCTCCTTCGGCTGTGGTAGGCCGTGTGCCCTAATAAGCACTATACTGGGATTATAAAGAGAGGGCCAAATAATCCCAATATACTACCTATTAAGGTAGTAATTTTTAATATAATCTTTTCTTTTTAGATTTTGCTTCTGCTTCTTTGCTTCCTGAAGTAAATATTCCTTTAGATAAATTTCCATCTTTTACTTCTAAATTGCTATTACTTGCAGGTGCATTTTTATATCTTCTTGTTTGTTGTTTTTCTATTTCTTCATCTCTATTTGCTGTTGCTGTTCCTATTCTTTCTGCTGCTGCTGCAGCTGCTCTTGCTTTTAATTGTGCTACTTTCTTTTTCTTTTCTAAATCTTCTTTTTTACTCATGATTGTAATCCTCCTATATCTTGTAATTCTTGCATTTTATCTACTGCGTTTCTTCCTACTTCAGTTTGAGGTTGCATTAATTGTTGTGCTCCTGTCTCTCCCATTTGTAGTGTTTGTGCTAATTCTTCATCAGTAGGCATTGGATTTTCCATGTCTTGAACTGCATTATAACCTTGTTCAGGATTATCTAATGCTCCCATCATCTCTAAAACAGTTTTTTCCATTTGTTCTGGATTTAATTGCATTAGATTTGCTCTTGTTTCAGGGTCTAGTCTGTCCATGAATTGTCCCATTAAGTTATAGATTGCTTGTTTATATAAGTCTTGTTGTTCTATAGATGTAATTAATTCTTGCTTATTAGGTATGATTTCATCAGGAATACGTTTTAAGTATTCTACAAATTCTATCATTCCGTTATTTAGTAAGTTATCTAATGTTTGAACACTTGCTACTTCACTAAAGTATGAAGCATTTCCTACATCTATTTTTATATGTAACCACATATCTTTTAATATCTTAAAGTCAAATGGTTCTACTGTTCTTTCATTATTAGGTCCTGTTACTACTACTGGTCTTGTTCCGTAGTATGTTGCCATCATATCTATGATTATCTTTCCACAATCTTCTACAAATTCATAAAAAGCTGCTTTTACGTTCTCTAATGGAACTGCTGCACTCTTTTGTATTGCTATGATTGCTGTTGCGTTATTCATTGTTACATTTCCTAATGAAGCATCTCCTACTCCTAGAGTTTCTTTTGTATATTGCATTGCTGCTTCTATAGCTCCCATTATTTGTGATGACATTGTTGCTGGTTCTAAATAACCTGCTATATTACGTATTGAATCTCCTTGTAAGTTTGATACTGGTATTTGTGCTCCAATTTCGTTTGTCCATCCTTCAATTCGGTCTGCATCATATACTGCTGTTGGGAATGCTGTCAACATTAAATGATAAATTACCATTGCAAACATTTTATTGATTGCTATTTGGTTTGGTATTATTCCAGTTGTTTCAGCACGTCCATGATATGAACCTTTAACCTCTTCCCAGTTGTTAAATGCTATTGGGTAATAAGATAGACCTGTATCTTTCTTTTTGTAGATATATGCCCCTTTTGTGCACTTATTTGCGTATATTTTGCCATCTTCTTTGTAGTATTTGATGATATATAGTGCTTTTTCATAGCCTTCAGCATCATTTTCTACCTTTCCATTATCACCCATTTGGTATTGTGTATCAGAATCGCCTTTAATTAAATCAACATTTGATGATGATTTGTTCGCTTTTGCCTCTTCTTGTAGATTTTTTACTAAATCTCTACCTACTAAGATGATATATGGCTGTTTTTCTACTTGACGAGTGTTAGGATTTCCAAACAATACGTTAGTTGAGTCGATAATTTCGGCTTTTATTAGTCCTTTTATGTCTGGATTTGTTTGTTTAAATGGTTGTTCGTCCATATCAAAGTAAAAATGTAAGCACCAATCTCCTGTATCGAACCCATCACTTAGTAATGTTCTTGATTTTGCATCGAATTTTATGTTTTCTAAGACATTTTTTATCTCTGCGTTGGCTAAATCTGTATCTTTTACCTTTTGTTGCATTACTATATCGTTAGTTTGAGGTCTATATTCCATTGGTTGCATTGAAATTGATATATTATCGGCCTTTAATGAGGCTATTTTGAACTGCTTTACACGTTTTATTATGTTAAATACTGGTTTTGGTAGTCCATCTGCTACTACATTTCTCCATTGGTCTCCACTTGCGAAGGCTATATTTGCATCTATTACGTCATAATAGTTCTTTTCATTACCATAAAGGCTTTGATTATACTTTATTCCAGCTTCATAGAGTTCCCAATCTTTTGTTACTTCTGCCATTTAAATCACTCCTTTCTCATTGCTTGTCTTTCATCATAGTTCATTAGGTTTTCAAATGATTCTTTAGCTTCTTCCATGCGTTTTTTCTCTTCTTTTGTCATTTTTGGAGTGTTTTCTGGTGTTTTTCTTATTTTTGGTATCTCTATATATAAAACTAATAGAATTAAAGCTAGATTTATTAATATTAAAAATGTCATATTTCACCCTCCATAAGTCATATAATCTTTGGTAGCTTTTGCTCCTGCTATTCCTAAGATTCCTAATCTTCTTCTTTGCCTACGTGATTCTTCCCACATTAGCTCTTCTTCTGTCATTATTCTTGTTGCTTTTGTTCTTTCTATACAAAATCCTCTTATTGCATCAGGTCCATGTGTTAGTTCATGTGGTTCTTTTGCGCAATCATTTGGATTCTTTTCATCTCTTTGTATTGCTGGTAATGTCCTTAAGATATTTCTACAAGTATTAAAAAAACGTAGTTTACTACGCCTTACTATCTCTCCTGTTTGTTCATCTTTGAATTCTTCTATTTTTAAGTGTTCTTGAACTGAATACCAGCCTAATACACGGTTATTTGATGTCTTTGTTAATATAATCCCATTCTCTCTAAATATATCGTATGCGTTCTTTCCTGTATCTTGCCTTCTATTCCACAAGTCTGGTGGAGCATAAGTATATTTGATTTTATCATCGCCATTTACCTCTAGGATTTTTGCTGCTGCTTCACTTATGATTAAATCAGACTCATACAGCTCTTTATAGCAATATTCATACCCTTGTGGGTCTATTGCAATCCAATAACAGGCTAATTTATCAAGTCCATAGTCTATTGTTCTATATCGGTCCCAATTATCAGGAATATCGAATGGCTCTATTACATTTACGCTTCGGTCAAAGTCTTTAAAGTATTGCCCATCAAATATGTCCCAATTTCCTTCTTTTAATGCCTTACGTTCTTTCTCAGGCAAAGCATCTAGTCTTTTTACATAATCTGGGTCTTTCTCCATTAAGAATTTATTATCTGTTACGAAACTTGGTATGAACAAACGTGTTGTTTCTTCTCCTGTTTCTAATCGACAAGTATGTATCTCTCCACTTGGTCCAATATCTACGAATCTCTCTTTTACCCATACGTGTCCTACTCCTCCTGGGTTTGTTGATGACTTTATACGTTTTGGGTAGCCATTTGCACCACGGCAACGTGAAATCATATACGTATACATATACTCAGTAAAGTGTGTTAGCTCATCAAATCTTATTACGTCATATTCTGCTGATTGATATTGATATACATCATTTTCGTTATCTATATAACCAAAGTCTATTATTGAACCATTATCAAATGTCCACACGTGCTTTGAGTTATTATATGATGCTATTTGTCTTGGGTATAATTCTAATGACGTTCTTATTATTGACCTTTCTAAGTCTGGGAATGTTCTTCTGAAGATTATTTGCTTACTTTTTGCATATTGTAGTGCATAAATTAGTGCATCTACTAATTGTCCATAAGACTTTCCTCCTCCAGCAGCACCTCCAAATAAGGTCTCAAATGCTTCGGATTTCATAAATAAATTTTGCTTCTGCGTTATACTTATATCTAAATTCATTTATTTCCTCCCTTTTTTGGTTGCGGTGGGCAGGATTCGAACCTGCGACCTCTTGGTTATGAGCCAAGTGAGCTAACCACTGCTCTACCCCGCTATATTGTTTAGGTAACCCACATCGCTTCACGACTCTAAACATCCCTTTCCCAACCTTTTCAGGTAGTCCAACCCACTTTTTAGGAGTATGAAAAAACACGGCACTTTATAAGCACCATAGAATAGATATAGAGAACCTACAGATAACTCCTTAACAGTTCTCGGGTTCCGCTAGACTTTTAGGAGTTTTCCCATTATATATCTACTCTATGCAACCTATAAAAGATTGCACTGCTTTATGCTGGAACTTAGTGCCTTTATAGACACCATGGAATAGATAAGGTGACGAACATACATCTTTTTCTTTCAGAACAAGAAGTTATATCTACTCCATGCTATCTACAAACATCTTTTTTTATACTTATACTGAATTAGAGGTTTTCCTTTTGAATTCTTATCATTTCTATGAACTTTCTCAAATTCTTTTAAAAGATACTCTATTATTTCTCTTTGCTCTCTTGTTGGTTCATACTCTTGGTCATTTACATACCTAAATATCTTGTTAATAGCATTATATGTTTCTATGTCTTTATATTCTATTAAGTGAAGATACTGGTGTGCAGGGCTACGGGCATCAATAGACACCCGTTACTTATCTCCTGTTTTCCTCCATCTTCTCTTTTTACTATGTGATGAAATGTTAAGTCTTTTCTTACAAGTCGATAGTTCATCCAATCCATATTTGATAATGGTTGATAAATTTTTAGCATCTCTCTTGTTATTTGTTTCATTTCTTCACCACCAAAAAAGAATCCTTTTCATGGGACTCCTGATTTATTTTGACTATGTCCTCTTTTTATGGGGGGGACTACTTTACACTTCTACTTTTGGTCTCCAGCCTATGAGCAATTCGCACTTTAGCCTTATATATCAACAGGTGTAAAATTTACATTTTGTGGTTTGCATTTTACACCTTTTTATGCCTATATTACTTGGATTTGTATATATATAGGTATAGGGTCCTCACTCACCACCCATATTTACTGACAGTATAGGTGTATAGGGGGGGTACCACTTGTTGCTATGCAACAACCCCAAGTGTTCCCCTTGCCCTGCTAGTGATAGCAACGTTACTACGCTAGTAGTAAAACAAAAGAAAACAAACGTATGTTTGCTTCCTATAATTAGCATTATGTTAATTTACTCTATTTTTATGTTGATATTTATTGAATTATTACTTGTAGATAGATTATTTTCAAGCCTTGTTTTGTCGTATAAAATACCTGTAATGGTGATTAAATCCCTTGGATTTACTTCTTCATTATCTATCTTTTTATTGATGGTATTTAGTGCTTTATCTATGATAAGTTCGGATTTCTTCGTAAAGTTTTGTCTTTTAGAGTTTATATCTTTAGATATAAGTTCTATGTTGTTTTTATTCTTTACTATGTTATAGTAAGTTTGTTTACTTATGTTGTATTTATCTAGTATTTCCTGTCTTGTTTGTTTAGTATTATCTAGGTAGTAATAAAGCATAATGTCTTTGATATCTTCTTCAGTTAGTTTATAGTTATGTTTGACCCTCTTTAGTTCTCCCATAAACACCCTCTTTTCGTTGTTTTCCTCTATGATATTATTATATCATAGTTTTCCTGGTAATTGGTGGTAAACTTAACTAACTTCGTTAGTTAGCAAAAATAACATTTATCTACATATAAATGTTAAGGGTTTTTCATCACCCTAAATTTGCTCTAATTACGTAGTAATTAGCACCTATTCCTGAAGATTGCCAATTTTGCCCTATTTCGACCTTTGAAAACCCCTTTCGTGAATTTTATATAGATTTTACTACGTAAAATCGTTAAAAAATTAGGGGGTTGCAATTTTTTCGGTTTTGTGAGTATAGTTTTGTTGTCAGTTGAAACGACCGACACGACAATTTGATAGTTTGCTTGTGAAGAACTACCCTACACGGCATAAACCTAGACTTAACCTTTGGTTATGGTATCTAGTTAGGTGTGGCAAGTAAAGGAATTAAAAGTGTGTGAGAAACAAGTAAGATAACTAACAAGTTAGTTAGGTCATGACTGAATATTTTTTAGCAAACTTTTGACAATATGATTGTCAATTAGAAAGGTTGGTGATATATGCTAGAATAATTGCTCTTTGACAAGTAGATATTTGAGTAAAGACTGAAATTAGGTCGTATATGGGGCAGACTTATACTATAAAATCCTAACAAAACAATAGTTTTGGAATATTACACCTTAGGCAAAACTAAAGTTTTGAGAGTGAAATAGGAAATCTTGAAAAGATTATCGAACATAGTGCATACCAAAGTTATACATAAGATTTTATTCTAAATAAAATACTTATGACATACGATACGATAGTTAAGTGTCATGCTTGTAGGTGGTATTAGGAAATGTATGGGTAATATTATGCACAAACTACTTAATAGTAGTTTAAAATCTATTAATTTAATAGGTTTTAAAGTGCTATTAAGCACTAGAAAAGAGGAAAATTGAAAAATGGAAAAAGAAAAAATGTTTGTATGTGATTGTTGTGGTAATACTTTACCACAAGGGGAACTATACACAAAGGAAGGAGATTTTTCACTATGTGAAAATTGCTATGAAAATTATTATTTCACTTGTGAAGATTGTGGCAAAATTGAAAGTCTTGATAATTCTTACTATATCAGAGATATAGAAAGATATGTTTGTGAAAGTTGTAGTAGTAATTACTACTATTGTGAAGATTGTGGTGATTGGGTATCAAATGCTACTTATATTGATGATTGTGATTATCACGTTTGTGATAATTGCTATAGCAATAATGATTATTTCTATTGTGAAAATTGTGGTCGCTACTATAGTAGCGATAGTTATGCTGGAAATGTAGATTATTGTGCTTGTTGTTCTTCATGTTATGAAGAAAATAATCAAGGTTTACTTGGTTATCATTGTTTCAATGATTGGCATGAATATTTAGGAAAAAATGAAGAAAAAGCACCTTACCTAATAGGTAAAGAGATTGAGTTAGACCCTTTAAGTAGTGGAAATGGAAACGTTAGAAATGTCATTGAAATTATGAATAATAATTTAAATGCCGTTGCTATGGAAGATGGGTCATTATCTAGTAATGGTGGCGTTGAAGTTATAACTCACCCTGAAAGTTGGGAATACTTAAAAGAACATAAACAAGATTATGAAAACTTTTTCAATGAAATTGAAAATATTGGTTATGGAAATGATGGACGTTGTGGTTTACATTTTCATGTAACTAGACCAAATGACAATGTTATTTCAAGAATAATCGTTTTGATGGAAAGTTTTAAATCAGAGATTAAAAAACTTTCAAGAAGAAAAGAACATCAAATTGAAGAATGGGCAAAGTTTTTAACTGATTACAATAGTAATCAACCTATGAAATACCAATCTACTAAATACTTAAAAGAAAAGTTTATTAATAAATACCATGATAGATATATGGCATTAAATCTAACTAACAATAATACTATTGAGTTTAGATTTTTCAATGGTGCTAACAACTTTGAAGAGTTTTGGGCATCACTACAATTTATTCATAACTTAATGCAAATAGCATTAAATGAAAAAGTTGATATTAACAAAGTTAAATGGGAATTCTTAATATATGGTGATGAATTAATTGCACAAGCAATTAAAACTAATACATATCTAGTTGATAAATATGCTAAAGATACAACTGATATTTACGAAAAAGTTCTTCTTGTAGAAGAAAACACAAAGAACGATTTAAAGAAAGTTATGAATAACTTTATCAAATATGTAAATCGTGAATTAACTAATATGGAATTAGATAATCAGTTTACTGATTATAACGAAATGATTGAAAAAACTAATAATTTCAGTAATGAAATTAATAGAACTTGTAATTATCTATCTCAATTAGTTCGTATCTATCAAGCAATAGATACTAGAGATATAAAAGATACTAAGTTTAGTTTAGAACTAACAAGCAATCACGAAAAATATCAAAGATATTTCAAAAAATTAAATCAATTAATCAATAATTATGAAAGTGAGGTGACTATGCAATGTGCATAATCATAGCAAAAAGAAAAAATGGTAGAATACCTACTGAAAGTGAATTGAGAAATGCTTTTGAATATAATAACGATGGTGCAGGTTTTATGTATGTAGATAATAACAAAGTTATTATAGACAAAGGTTATATGAAATACGATAAGTTTATCGAAAGATACAGGGAATTATTAAAAAAGTTTAATAACTTTTCTAATAAAAGTTTAGTAATACATTGTAGAATTGGGACAAGTGGAAGAAATACTCAAGGAAATACACACCCATACCCTATTACAAATAAACTAAAAGAACTTAAAAAGACAACATTTAAAACTGATTTAGGAATAGCACACAACGGCATAATCAGAGATTATGAATTAACAGGAAATCATAACGATACACAAGAATTTATTATGAAATACCTATACCCTATTTATTCACATTATAAAGACTTTTATAAGAATAAATATATAACAAGTGGTATTGAAACAATTACAAACTCAAAATTTGTAATCCTAGACACAAAAGATAACATATATAAAATTGGTGATTTTATCGAAGATAAAGGATTGTATTTTAGTAATACAAGTTATTTACCATCAAGTTATAATAATTATGGTTTGGGTTTTTATAGTAGTTATTATGAGTATTTTCCTGAAGAAGAAAATAGTGTTATAGATTATAACGATAGTTATACTCTATATGATGAAGATGATTTATACCCTTTAGATGAAAATTGGTATATTGATTTATATGGTAATGGTAATACCATTAAAGTAGAAAATAAAGATTATTATTATAATCTTAGCACCTTAGATTTACTAGAGTTTAAAAATGGTGGTTTTGAAATAGTTGCAAAGAACCCTATTGTATATGACGAAAAATATCAAGAGATATTTTGAGTATAGATTTAACGAAAAAAAAGGAGAGTGATAATGTGTTAAATCAAATAGTTTTAGTCGGTAGACTAAGTGAAAACGTAAAAGAAAAAAATGAGAAAGGTTTTACAATAATAACTTTAAATGTACCAAGGTCATTTAAAAATGATAATGGTGAGTATGAATCTGATTTTATAGATATAAAAATCAGTGGTGTTGTTGCCGATAATACTCATGAATATTGTAAAAAAGGTGATGTTGTAGGAGTTAAAGGTAGAATACAAACTACTACAATAAAAAAAGATAATAAAGATATTAAAATCACTGAAATAATTGGTGAAAAAATAACTTTCTTATCTTCAAAAAGTGAAAGCTAGTATATAATACTAGCCTTCAAGAAAATTGAAAAATGTGGGGAAAATCTTCCCCCTTTTTTAATTATAAAGAAATAATTAAAAAAAGTAAAGGAGAAAATTGAAAATGAAATTAAAGAAAATACCAAACAACATATTAATAGTAATTACATTTTTAATAATTACATTTATAAGTTGTATAAATGATATAAACAATTTAAATGGTTATATAATATATGGACTTTTAATAGTAATTTTACTATTAAACACAATGATTTTAATAAAATATGGAAGGAATGATTAATATGAAAATAATTTTAGATTTAGATAAAAGTTTTAACAATTACGATTGGGAAGATAAAAAACAATTAAAAGATTTTGTAGATAACTATATGTTAGATACATTATGGAAGTTCTATGATAAAAACAATTTTGAAAGTGATAGCAATTATTTATCTGATGAAGAGATAAATAAATTATACGATATTTTAGATATGTTTAGAGATTATGAAATAAAGGAGAGTGATTAGTTTGATAACTAAAGAAAAATTAGAAGATATTATAGATAACGTAAAAACTGATATTCAAGTAGACATTGAAAGTAATGGAGATATACCTACTTGGGAAATAGAAACTATCAAAAATAGTGCAAATTGGTTTTATTATCTTTTAAAAGATAAAATTAATGATTATTTTGAGTTTGAAAGTGAGAGTGAATAGTATGAAAAAATTAACGATTGTATCAGTAATAACAAATATGTTATTGATTTTTTTATTAGTATCAATGTTTAATACAAAAATAAGTTGGGAACACAATGGTAAAATCTGGAGTTATAAATTAGGAAATTTCTATTTAGATAGATTTAGAGGAGAGTGATTTTATGTTGAATTATAGAGATTATAAATTAATATTTGATGGAGATAATAATTATATTATTGGTTATAAAGAAGAAGTTGTAAGGTTTTTGAAAGATAATTTAAAAAATTATATCGACCAAAACTTTGATAAAACTAATTTAGAAGAAGAATTAGAAAGATTATTTATAGTAAAAAATAGTAAATATGATAATTCTGATTTAATTAGAGTAGAAAATAACGATGAAGAAAGATGTCATATACCAAATAAACCTATTGCTAGTGTTAAGGTATTAGTACCTTATGGAAATGGTTTTAGTTGTAATGATGTATTCAAATATTTAGTTTAAGGAGTGTGAATAGTATGTATTTAAATTTAAGACAAAAAGAATTAGTAAGAAAAGCAATAAAAGATTATCAGTTTATGGAGTATGAAATAAACAATAGAATAATCGGTGGAATAACTTTTGAAGAGTTAACTGATTTTTTACTAAAATTTAAAGGTATTGTTATAACTAATACTGAAGATTGGGATGATGATTTTAGATATTTAGATTTTCAATATAATTCAGTAGATATGTGTGTTTCTTTAAATAAAAAAGAAAATGAATTAAAAGTTAGTGATGTTTTTGAAATTTACGATGATACAAAAGAACATTTTGTGATTGAAGATTGGTTATGTGTGAAAGATTATAACGATATACTTAACACACCAAAAGAAAAAATATTAAATAACTTAGTTGCCGAGTTAAAATATATTGATTGTAATGATGTTTATGACAGAGAAAAAAAATATGAAGAGAAAAAAGAAGAAATTATAAGATTTTTAAAGGAGGAATATTAAAATGAATAATATTTATGAAGAAGTTTTTACTGATTGCGTTGAATATAGATTAGAAGAACTTAATAAAAAACTACCAAAAAGAATAATAAAAGCAATAGTAGATAAATTAATATATCAAGACGAACCTATGTGGGAATATATAAACGATACTATTGATATGCACATAAACGAAGAGGTGAAAAAATATGGAAATAGATGAATTAGGTCTAGTTGTAAGAAATTTATTAGTAAGTGAAGGTCAAAGTGAAAGGTTAACAATTATAATTATGCTTTTAGGTGATTATATTGATAAATATAACGTTGACTTAAATCAAACGTTGAAATTAATAAAAAAAGGCTATAAAAAATATAGAGATTTTTTAAAGGAGAGTGATAATTAATGCAAATAGCAGATTGGAATATTGAAGAAATGTGTGGTTATAAACCTATAACTACCCTATATACTGATTTTAGTATTGCTGATAAGTTTGGTGTAAAAGCAATAAAAGATACTTGGAATAGAGCATTTAATAATTGGAAAGAAAATTATAAATATCTTACTGAATTAGTTATGGTTATGTCTTGGAAAAGTTTTGAACACCAAAACAATTATGAATATTGTAGACTTTATAGTGATTTATACTATAAAGGTGATTCTTATGCCATGAAAAACTTAAAAGGTGATGAAATGACCTATTATATTAAAACAACTGATTAAAAGGAGTGATTTTTGTGAAAATTGATGGAAAAGGCGTTGTTATTGTAAACGCTAATGGAACTTATAATTATTTTACCTATCATGATGAAAAAGAATTGAAAGAAATGATAGATAGATTTACTAAAGGTCAACATTTATCTGATATTACTGTTGTAGATATTGAAGATAAAGAGTTGATTTTTTTTGAAGATTTTAATGAAAGATTTGGAGGTGATTATAATGAAAGAGTTTAAAAGATTTGTTGATTATCAATTAAGAACAGGTTGTATTGATGATTATGAATACGTAAGGTCTTTAACTGAAGAAGAATATCAAGATTTATTAGTAAATACGTGGATGAAAGACCCTGAAATGATACGTATATTTCAAGAAACTAGATGTAACATTGACAATTAGATTGTTATAAAATATAATTTTATAAAAGGAAGTGTTGCTAAAAAATGCCGTTATCAAGAAAAGCACTAGAAAATAAACGTGCTTATAATAGAAAAAGAAATAAAGAACTCACTAACTTATTTTCGGCAAGATTATTAAAAGAAGAATACAATGATTTATGTAGTCTTTTAAAATTAAATAATATGAATAAAGCTGATTTCGTTAGATGGGCATATCAAGAACTTAAGAGAAATACTTAAGTTCAAAATAAAGGACTTAAATCAATAAAAAAAGAGGGTTATACACCCTTTTTTCTTTCTTCGGTCGCAAGATTATACCATATTCTTGCAGACTTTTCACTACAATAGACTTTATCGGCAATTTCTTGCCAGTATAAATGTCTTTTTTTTCCATTTTTATCTATTATAAATTCTTTTTCCCTAAGGAATACCACCGCTTTTATGGTATCACCATATTTAGCAAGTCGGTCTATTTCTTTATTTTTCCATTGGTTTAAATCCTTTATTTTGGACTTAATATATAAAATAGTTACTTCTAGTTGCTCTTTATTTTCTAATTCTACATATTTTAAAATGTTGTCTACGTGTTTTCCACCGTCTACAATTATTTTATCAGGATTAATCGCTTGAGGTCTAACTAATGATTTAATTTCTTCTAATCTATTTTGATAATAATTCAAATCATTTTCTAATCTTTCTAGTTCTTTAGATACACTTTCTAAAGTCATTTATACCTCCTCTATTTCTATTCCATATTGATATTCAAACATTTTCTTTTTTAGTCGATATACGTCTGTTTTAAAACCTTTTGTATCTACTACGTGCAATTTATTATCTTTGGTAGAAATATACGTAAAATCGGCTATATATTGTGTTTTTCGTATTGTTTTATCGTTCATTTTATATTTAGGTATTAATTCATAGGGGACTTGGAGTTTTAACTCCTTTATTTCCCCTATTTTTTGTCTATATTCAAGTAATTGATACGTTTTCATTTCCTTAATACTATCGAATTTTATTCCGTTGTATTCTACTTTGGTGTTATGATATTTACTTTTCTTTTGGTCTATAGAATTATTTAGAAACTTTTTATATAATCTATCGCTTACTCTCATTTTCTTTTTAGAATCTGAATCACAAGACAAGCTGAAGTTATTATTAATAAAATTGTTCCTAAGAATACAAACATTAAACTAATCAGGTCTATCATATTTTTCTCCTAAAATATTAATTAAATCATTTTTTTCTCTAGCATCCATCCATGTTGCTTTTTCTAAATATCTTAAAGCACTTTTAATTTGCTTTTCTAATAGACCAACTTTTGTTTTACTTCTTTCTTCCGTTGCTTTTCTTAATTCTTCTCTAACTTGAGTTAATTTATCACTCATTTCTATATTTGATTTATACATATTTTCATAAGACTTTTTCATTTCTTCGTAATCATGTAGTTTTTTTAATTGTTCGGTTATTCCATTATATAAATTGTATGAAATACTTGTTTTACCCTTTATTCTAACTCTAGTTAATTTAGAATAAAGTTCTTTTTCTATAGTTTTTAAATCCATTTATTTCTCCTTTATCATCTTTTTTACATAAGGTTTTTGAAACTCTACAAACATAATACAAGCATTGTCTTTTGTTATCATTGCTTCTTGATATATATTCCTGTCTAATGTATCTAATGCAGTATAACAATAATTTATATCATCAAATGTAAATATTTTTTCATAAGGAAACCCTTTTCCATTTACTATTCTTTTCCTTGCTGACAATTCAAACATTCTTCATCCTCCCAAAATTGTTTATCACATTCTTGCATATTGTCTATTACTCTTAAATCAGTTAATATTCTTCCTATTAATATTGTTTCAACTATTACCCCTGTTATAACTAATATTGTTATTATTATTCCTTTTATCATTTATTCTCCTTTGTTTTTTCATCAATTACTTTTTCTATTAATTCATTTAATATATTTTTATATATTGCCATAAAATCTGCCACTATCTCATCATTCCACTCAACTTGTAAAAAACCATAACTATCTATAATTGCATGTGTAAGTTCATGTATTAATGTATATTTATAACTATCATTTTTTAAATTATTTGCAATATAAATTTCTTTTTCTTTGAAGTATGTCATCCCACTTCTATAATCATTGTCATCAATTTTTAAATGCTCATCATCCCAATCTACAAAATATAATTCATATTCAAAATTGTTTATTTGTAATTTCATTTATTCTCCTTCATTTAATTTATCTATTATTTCATTGATTTTATCATATATATGATTTATTGTATTATTTATTTCTTCTTTAGTATAACTATCTAATTTACTATCAATATAGTTTAAATTAAATTGATAAGGTATTTTTTCTATCTTCTTATCTTCTTCTATTATTTCTACTTCACAATTTAACCAATCTTCACTAATTCTCCATTCAACATCTTCGTCATCATCATATCTTAATGGTTTTCCTTTTTCATAAAAGTATTCTGTTTTAAAACCATTATTTATAACATAAAAGTGCAATTCTTCTCCATTTGCTATCTTATTTAATAAATCTATTACTTTGATATTTCATCACTTCCTCTATCTAATATTTCTACAATTTCTTTTATAATATATTCTAAATTATTCCAACTGAGGTTATATTCTTTATTTTTCACTTGAACATACTCTGTTTCTATATATTCTCTTACTTCTTTTATTATGTTTTCTTTTTGTTGTAACTTTTGCTCTAATAAATATTTATCAGTATTAAGTCGTGATATTTCAAATGTTAATTCATCATAAGTTTTTAATTTTAAATTAATTTCACTCACTCTTTATCACTCTCATTTAATTTATCTATTATTTCATTGATTTTATTTCCTAATTCTCTGAAATTACTATCTAATAACCTTCTATCTTCACTTGTCATTCCATTTTGTCTTTTGCTAAATGTATTTTCTTCTACAAAATCTAGTTTTCTTATCTTCTCATCTTCTTCTATTATTTCTTTGTGTTTTGTAATCACTATTTCTTGATTTAATAACCACCCATCTATGCAATACTCACTATCTTGTAATTTAAAGAGATTCCATATTTTTTTATCAAATTCAAATTCAGTAATTATATCACTTTCTTCTCCATTTGCTATCTTATTTAGTAAATCTATAACCTTCATTGTTTATTCTCCTATCTCATAATCTTCATTTATACCACAGTCTTTTACTTGGTCTTGTATAGTTAATTCTTTTTTTAATAACTTACAATATTCTATTGGCTCCTTATATTCATTAAATTCTAAATGCCAATACTTACAAGGTTTTGCATAATAATTACCAGCAACATTTTTTTCAAATCTATGATGACAATAAGGTGTATTTTTAGGAATAAATAAACTTGCCCATTTTTCTTTTAGTTTCATTATTTATTCTCCTTATCTAATATTTCTAAAACTTTCATTGTTTGTTTATGTCCTAGAGCGTTTGGCTTATTAACTTCGTCAAGCCAACAAGCTCCTTTTATATATTCTCTTACTTCTTTTATGATATGATGCAACCACTCGTTTTCGTGTTTTAAATCTACTAAAGCATCACCAAACTCTGCACCATATTCATTGTAATTATATGTTATTATTTTTTCTATTAGTTCTTTATTCACTATTTATCACTTCCTTTTAGTTCTTGTGATTCGTTTAATATTTCATCAACTTCTCTTGGAAATTCATCTCCAAAATAGTAAATTAACTTTTTTTCTAATTCACTTATGATATTATTTAGTCTTTCTACTTCTTTGTCTTTATTATTGTATTCTTCCCATTGTTTTACTCTAAAAATTGGTACAAGTTCTATTCCATTAGTATAAATATTTTTTGTATCTATAATTTTATAACTTTCCATAAAGTCATCTAAACTTTTTGTTACTGCTTCATCAAAATTACTCACTCTTCATCACTTCCTATTAAACCTAATATATCTTGTCCCCATTGTGTTTCACTAAACTTACCACTAATTGTTTGATTATATATAACAAGAAAATTTACATAATCTTCAATATCCTTTATGATATTATTTAATCTTTCTATTTCTTCAATAAGTTCTTGCTCTTCATCTATACATAAAGTTTCCATATTATGTGCTTTTAGTATTTCTCTTTGAAAATTTACACTATCTTTTATTTCTTTTAATCTTTCTTTATTCACTCTTTATCACTTCCTAATCTTTATATACATCAAATTCTTCTTCTAATTTTTCATATATTGCTTTAAAAACATTTATTATTGCTTTATCTTTTTCAATTATTTCATTAGGTTCTTTATTTGGATATATTGTTCCATAATCTTCTAAATCTTCATCAAATTCATAACCTAATAATTTCATATATTTCATTATTGCTAATCTAATTTCTTTCACTCTTTATCACTTCCTTTATTTAATATCTCTTTAATCTTTATTGGTTCTATTAATAATTCATAATCTACCCAATTATCATCATCTTTTTCTTTTGTTTCTATATATTCTCTAAATTCTTTTATTATGTTTTCTTTTTGTTGTAGTTCTTTTCTTAATTCTCCATTTAATATTCTATGCTCTTCATTTATGTTATTTAGTCTTTCTATTTCTTTTAAATGTTTATTTTTGATTACATCTTTTAATTGTTCTATTTCTTTGTCTTGTTTTAATATTGTTTCCTTCATTAGTTCAGGTGTTATTTCTAGTAAAGTACCTTCATATACTATATTTAATTTATCTCCTAATATTTCACTCACTCTTTATCACTTCCTTTTAGTTCTTGTAATAATGAATTATTAAATCTATTTTGTTCCGTTGAATACATTGCTCCTATTTTATCTAAATGTTCTAAATACTTTATTTCATTTTCTAACTTTTTAATTGCTTTTTGTATGATATTATTTAATTTTTGTATTTCTTTATCTGCTTCTTCTCTATGTTTTAAATCTTGGTCTATTACAAAATCATGTAATTCTTCTAATCTTGTATAAGAACAACCATATTCATTGTCTAACCATTTATCTATTTCTTCTATATTCATCCATTATTACCTCTCATTTTATTTTCACATAATTCATAATTTCCTATTGTTTGTAAACATTCATCCATTGTCATTGGTTTCTTTTCAGTTTTTGGTGGATATGTAAATAATGCTACAAATCCAAACATACATAATATACAACCTAGTAACCCTATTGCCATTGCTTTCTCTACCATTTTAATCTCCTTATTTTCCATTTATAATATATTATTAGAAGAATATTATGCTTTCTTTTAGCTTTATATAGTTTCCTTTTCCAAATCAATTCCTGCATCTATATTTGCTCTTAAGATTCTTACCTTTCTTTCATGTTCTATATACCCTTTATTATGTTTTAACTTATATTGAAGTTGCCTTATTCTTAATTGATTATAAAAAGTATCATCCCAATCTTCATCTGGTCTTTTTTTTTGTACTTTTAAAACATAATCTAAATAATTACATATATCTCTTATATCATTTGTATCTAGTATTACATTCGCACTCATAATATTCTCCCCTACATTTTCTCTATTAGATTTTTTATTTCTATTTCATCTAAAGTTTCTATTCCTACTTCCTTACAATCTTGAACTAAATTATCAATTAATCTACTCATTTGTTTTGAGTTATAAGAGCTAGAACCATAGTATGCGTTTATAGTGGTTTTTTCGCCCTTCTCGTCCACTTTCTCGGTGAACCAAGCAATCCCATTACCACACCACATTTTATCGAACGTAGGTACGTTTTCGGTATCAATTTCCCATTGCCTAAATATTCCTAGCTCTTTAACTCTTCTTTGATATTCTTTAATGACGTCTAAATTCATTTCTTCACATAATTCTTGTAGTAAAGTCCAGAAGTAAGCGTTTGCGTTCTTACTTCTTTTCTTTTTCTTTGTTGTTAGTTCCTCGTCTTTCTCTAGTTGAACTGTTATTATCTTTGTATCGCCTTGCGTATATTCACTTAATACTCTCATATCATTACCAAGGCAAATCTGAATCAGTATATTCTATTGTTTGTTGTGTAGTAGTCTTTGTTGAAAACTCCATAGGTTCTTCTACTGGTTCGGTTTCGTGCTTTATTTTATCTAAATATTCTATTCTATCGGCTATTACTTCAATAGAGTTATACTTTTTACCATCTTTCTCATAACTATTTTGACTTAATTTTCCTTCAACGGCTATCATCATTCCTTTATAGATATACTTTTCTCCATTTTCGGCTGTCTTTCCAAAACATACCACAGGAATGAAACTTGTATCTTCTTTATTAAATCCATTTACTGCTATGCTTACTCTTCCTACATTTTTTTCACTACCGAAGAGCTCCATATTATTGGTAGCTCTTCCAGTTAAAATTGTTCTATTCATTTCTTAGTTCACCTTTTAATTCTTTTAGCACTTTCATTACTTCATCGATTAATTCATTTTCGTTCTTAAATGCTATTTCAAAACATTCTTTTAGTACCTCTTTTGGTATACCATTTTTGTTTAATGATTTGATTAAGCAACATAGCAATGAAAGTACTTCACTTCCTTCACCTTGTGCTAATGTTCCATCTTCAGTTAAGAATATAACTGGTTCTCTCTTAAATTCTTTTTTTATCATTTCTACAAATTTTTCAGTTTTTTCCATTTTTTCTCCTCCTACAATGTCCCCTGATTTGCAATAAGGACATCTTACTTCTTCTCCTATTTTTATTGTTCTTTCAAAACTTCTTTCACAATTTTCACATTCAAACATTATTTCACCCTCTTTTTCAATGTATTTACTGCTTCTTGTAATTGTGCTATTGTCATTTCATTATTTGATTTAACTTTATAATGGTCTTTTAGTGCTTCATAATCACAATCAGTTTCTTCTACTAAGTTATTTAACTCGTTCATTAATGCTATTCTTTGTTTGCTTTCTTCTTCAGTAGGTATTTCAATTCCTGTTGCCATTTGAATTAGTTTAATCATACGTTCATCATTTGAGTTTCCTAGCATCCACTCTATATAACCTTTGTCGCTTTCATATATTTCTTTTATAGTTTTACCTTTATATTTTCCAAAAGGTATAGTATATGAATCAGCTTCTTCTTGTGTTATAGTTTGATTTTGAATAGCATTTGCTACTTCTTCGGCACTTGCTACTGATACATCTATTCCAAATCCTGCTATTCCTAGGCAACGCCCTATCGCACTCGTTTCACAATTCTCGATATAAGAGGTCTTATTGATAAAAGAACTATCTTCTTTTTCGTATGCGTGTCCTGATGCTAATAATGTACCTGTTTCATCCCAAGCTGTTGCTCTAAATACACATACTCCATTTTCATTTGATAACATTTCAGTTCTTATTGAACCTTGAGGGTATACCATTCTAAATGCTTTTATTCTTTGGTTAACCTCTGCATAATCCTTACCCTTAATGTCAGTTGTTTTTATTTGTTCATTTGCTATTGCTAAATCTAAATATTTCATATTAATCCTCCAATCTATATGTTCCAAAGTTAGTTTTTTGACCGTATCTATTTTTGCCTTCAGTTGGTTCTGTTACTATGTTGTGTCCTTTCTTTCTTAAGTTAAATACTGTTGCACTTAATCTCGTGTTTCCTAAAAGTGCTGTAGCTTCTAATTGTGTTATAGTTTTATTTTTTTGTAGATATTCTAGTAGTCTTGTTTCGTGTGTTTCTCTTTCCATTTTTCTCCCTCATTCCTCTAATTTTTCTTTCGTATTGTTTTACTCTTACATACATTTTTCTATTATCTATTGATAAAGTTTCGCATCTTTGTAGTAATTGCTCATTTAATTTATTTGCTTTTTCTAATTCTTTTGTTAGCTTGTCATTTTCAATTTGGCTTGATATAGCTTCTATAAACTTTCTAATCATAGTTGTTGCTCCATTGGTATTGGTTTATAGTTATCTTCTACTTCTTGTTCTAAATCTCTATACCTTTCTTGTTCTGAATCAAC